CATCTAACAATACTGATTTTTCTCCTTCTGCAATAATTGCGCATCTGCGTTTTCTAATCCCCTCTTGATGCTCATATATCCCATAGAGATTAAAACCTAGAGGATGAGTATAAATAGTCGAGTTAATTTGAAAAGGTCGATATTTACCCAAAGATTCAATGTCTTTCTTTTCGAGACTTCGCGCGCGAATACCTACTAAACGTCCATCAATATCAAAGTGAGGAATTATGATTTGATTATGGCTTAAAGAAAAACTAATTTGAAACTTGTCCATAGATTCTGGTGTAATACCATCTTTCAGCCATAAGGGATGATGATATTGTGTGAAATACGATAACATTGAGCTAGGGTATTCTGGCAGCTTAGGCGGGCGCGCGTCATATTTATATTTTTCAACTACTAGGCTATCAACTGTTTTAGCTTTTTCTGCTATTTGGATCTTATGTTTTAAACTATGTTTTACATATTCAATAGCTTCCTCAGAAGACGGATGCCGTTCTTCATTAATAGCGACAAACTTTTGATATAACTTAAAAATTGACATCGCTTCATTACATTCAGTGTAGCATCTAAAAATTTTATTATTTTGATACCAATATAATTTCATAGATTCTGCTGAGTGTAATGGATTATGGCAAATGGTGGGACAAATAATACATCCTTTATTCGGTTGCATTTCTATCTGTTCCACACCTAGCCCTTCTAAAAAATTTTTTACATCATCTAAAGTAAGTGAATTGATGATGTCTTGCGCGCCAACGTTAATCAAATCTAGGGCGCTATCTTGATTCTGTAGAGTACTAATCATACGAGTTTATCTCTCCAATCTGATATTGGATACTCATTTGTAACAGTTAATAAATCCATAGTTTCTTCTAACGGTTGATTATTTGCTGTAGTAATAAACAAGTCTTTTCTATAACCTGTCCCTAGATGTAGATTAATCCAAATGCGAATGTTCTTATAACGCCCACGACGCATCTTATAAATATCAAGAATATGAGTAGGTTTATATTGTTTATCTGTTACATATTTTTCATCCAGATTGCCCCTGCGCACTTCGGTAATAAAAATAGGCTTAAGAGTCGATTCCCAGAGTTTATCTGGTACTCGAGTCATAACATAGCCTACGTCTGCTTTATCACTGACTGACTTTGATCCTCGAATACAAGTCTCATTCTTAAATTCGCCATCGTCATTCATAGCATTTACATTAACTTGGGTTGCAGAGAAAATAAAAATATTATAATCTTTTGCAAGCTGTTTTAATTGATTAGCCATCATCATAAGAATGGTATGCTCACCTAGATTGTTTTTAGCGAATTGATTTACCATACTCGCTGTCGTGTGTAAGTAATCAAAAAAGATATACTTAACTTGATCGATAGTAGCATACTTTTTAATGGTCGCGCTAACATTCGTAAGGTTCGGTTCAGCAATTTCTTCGATAATGAAGTATCCACTATACTTAGTCATAATCTGTGCGGCAAAACGTACTCTCTCTAATTCGCCAGGATCATATGCTCCTCGTAATATATGATCTTCATCGACCCCAGATAGATAAGCCAACATAATAGTTTGTAGTTCCTCTTTATCCATCTCAGTAACAATAAATAAAACCTTACGAGGAGGACGAAATTCGCCATTATTATCTACTTCTTCAATAAATACGCTTTGTGTATGTGACCAATGGATTGGATAACATAATCTACAAGCATCAAATACTGATGTTCGTGTCTTACCTGCACTAGTAGATGCAGATTTTAGAAAAAAACACCCTAGACGCGCGCCCCGACATACACTAGAAAACATTTCTCCTTCTAGGTCTGCTCCAACACTTGGTGAAGCCAGCAATTTATCAATTAGTTGGTCAATATTTTCTGCGGGATCGCCATTAATACGCCCACCATTTAAAAACTCGCTACGAATGATATTATATTTTGCTTCAATTGAATTAAGAATACTTTCAAGACTAGCTGTTTCTAATTTCTCTTGAATCTCAACTGCTTTTAATGGATCATCCAGATCTTTATCATCTACATAATATTCACTAATATCATATTTCTCACGCCGAAGCCTTCTTAATAGTGAATATTTCTTGACTCTATTGTAATATACCTCAAAATTTTCGGGCTCTGCAATCTCATAGGAAGATGTTAAAAATTGTAATCCTCCATCTCGTTGATATAGAATCTTACTATTATCAAATTTTTCAATCTCTTGATCGACTTCAATAGGAGTAAGTTTAACAGCACCTTCATTATAAAGCTTTGCGATAATAATGAAACAAATCCTTATAACATCAACATCAAAATCAGTTGGATAAAGATCTTGATACTCCAATAATAGTAATGGATTCTTCATCAGACTGCCAATAACTTGCCTATATGCTAACTTGTCTGATAGAACCAAATTACTCTCCTCCTAGCCAATGATCAGGATTAAAATCCTGCACCTTCTGAGGCTTCTCAGCTTCCATATTTACTATCTTTTTTGTATATGATGTTGTTGTACTTCGTGCAATACTTTGCCCTTGTACTTGCTGGCGATTCTTATATCTTATCATTGCATCAACTGTAGTTGGAGTTACTAATGTTAATGATTCGCTTAATACTGTTTTCTTTTCAACAAAATATAGATATTCCAAACAGTCAGTGATGACTTTATCTGTATAACCATATTTCTTTTGTAAATCAGATCGATTTTTCCAAATCCTAGGAGTAGGAAATTCAAGTTGAAAAATCTTGCACACTGTCATTGCAAAGCGATCCTGCTCTTGCCGCAACTTCAAACAGTCAGGGCAATAATTTTTTGCTATCTTATTAAAAATTGGCGTATATTGTACAATTGTGTTTCGATCAAAACTTTGCTTGCATACGCTACACTTTAAAGTACTTCGCATTATTATCACTCCATTTCTAATATAATTATAGCATAATTTTAAAAAGAAGTCAAAGAAAAAAGCCCTTACGGGCTTCTGTTAAATAAACTCTTTCATCTCATCAATGAAAAGTTCTACAAGATCACTTTGGGAAGCTACGGCTTGGCTTAGCTTAAAATCACTAGTTCCAAAAACTTTTCTAATGATATCCTGCATAATCTTTAGATGCTGTTCCTTCTCATCCTCAGTAGTAGCACTATCGATGTAAGATTGCCATACTTGTCGTGCTTCATCCATAACCTCATTGAAAGGCCGAGCCTTTACTTGCGCAATAACTGTATTATCTGTGACCTGCGCGCCATCAAGTTCTACCGCCTTGTCGATAGCCTCTCCGATTGCATCAACTAGCTCCTGATATCCAAACTTAATTTTAGGAGCTAAATATTGGTATCTAGAACCTGCGAATATTGTCGGAGTTGATCTCGTATATAGATAGCGTTCCGAGGTTCCATCTGCATTCATTTGAACCTGTAGATAACCAATAATATCGACAATGCTATTAATAATGGTATAAGCTTGGTTCGGTAGATCTGGGGCAACTGCCATTACAGCATTGCCATCTTCATCCTTCATTTCAGTAGTTTTTTCCTTACTGTGCGCGATGAATAGAATACCGAAGCCAAGAAGAGTAATCTCTCGCCAGAACTCAGAGAACTCATTCTTCAGCATATTCCAACCTTGCACGGAACTTGTTACCTTATAGGCTTTTTATCCTATAATTCTCATACTTACTTATTCGTATGAGTTCAGCATATCTTTTCACCTTCTAAATTTAGAAGGGCTAACTCTCGTGGAATTTTATATCACTTTAATAATTCTATAACTTATATTAAAATGTTTAATAATTCTATGCGTTGTGGCTGGCAAGCCTTTTAAAGCAAGCCTTCACCTCTGATTCCCATTTCAGGGTTCCAGATTTTTAGTTAGTTTTTACATTATCCTCACGGATAAAGGGGGCCAAGGTTTTTTACCCCAGGGGATATCTCTTAGTGTATCATACCCTTCCCGCTGGCAGATATATTTCTCACATAGTTGCCACGCAATGGAGGCAGTATCGACTACAATACTATCATACATTTCGCGTGCCTGCGGTTTGCGCAGCTGGGAAAGAACCTTTTTAGCATCAGTCCAACGTAGAATAGGAACACTACGAATACCAGCCAATGCATTTGTACCTTGCTCAAAGTTCAT